GCATGTTGCTGAGGTCAACCTCATACTTCACGAGGGACTCCTTCTTAACAAGAGGCCTTACTTCGGAAGCATTTTCGAGTTTCTCTGTAGTCCATTCTCCTGTATCAGGATTCTTGTATTCCTTCTTATAAAGGTCTCCCCAATTAGTGCCTTTTGGACAAGCATACATAACATTCGTCTGCTGGTCCTTTACAGTTACTTGTTTCTCACCAATACCGTAAACTCTGTAGCCCTCTGCATCGAGAATATTAAGAGCTTGCTCGAACTTCTCCCTCGAAAGTCGTTTACCGGTAACCGGGTCTTCAAAGTTAAGCTCTGCGCCCTTTCCGACGTCAAGTGCAGCTCCACGAGATTCAATCTGCTTTGCTATGGAATCGGCGACATTACGAGATATAGAAGCCTTAGTCTCATAGTGCTCACTTTTCTTGATGAGATCTCTTACTACTGACTCATTAACACCGAGTCTGTCAGCTATCTCAGTCTGACTGTGACCATCTTCAAGCATCGTTTTTGTAGTTGCTATACGGTACAGAGTCCTTTCGTCTTTAGCTATTGCCTTCCAGGCTACTAGGTCTCCCGTTGACATTTCCATATATTCAGCAATCTCTTTCTGAGATTTACCTTCTTTTGTCAAAGTCTCAACTCTTGAAAGCCAATCGCCGCTATGCTGATAAGGGTTTTCACCCGATCCCCACGGATAGCGTCCAGATCTACGCTTAATACCGTAATGCATTAATATCTCTTCCGCTATGTGGTTCATGATATCAAGCCCTTTCTTTAAGTTCTTTTATTAATTTGTCAAAATATATAATCTTATCCATGATTGGTCCTATGATGGTGGCATCAGGTTGATCTGCGAATATCTCATTACTCTGATAGATTCTTGTTTCAATCTGGATGTCGCCAGGTTTAATTCCGTACTCAAGACAAAAGAGAGCAGCATAAATATAAAGCTGCTCCATATGAGCCGGTGTCGCTCCGGACTTAAAGTCATGAATTCTCAAAAGGTCATGTTTGTTGAATGAGATCGTGTCAGCGGTCCCAAAGCAGTTCTCTGAGTAATATAGAATCTGCTCTGGTACCATTTTGAATCCGATAGCATCATTCACATACATGTTAAGTGTCTTTTCGGACCTTGGGAGCTTCTGTCCAAGTCTTATACAAAATGCAGCAAACTCATGAAGCTCGGTGCCTCTCTGAGCCGCCGTAAAATTTGTATAACTCTGAATCAGCTTATCTGCATCATAGTTAATCCAGTGATACTTACTCGCTCCGAGGAATGCATGCTGTCCTCTTAGGTTCGAATGTGGATTGAAGTCCATCTAATACCTCCTGCTTGTTCTCAGGATATACGAATGAACAGAAAGACATTCCATTAAGCAGCTCCACATAATGATCTTGAAGTGGCCTCTTACTGGCATTTGTCTCCCGTTTACATTCGAGCATTGCCCATTTGTCCTTATAAAGAATGATCAGATCGGGAAAGCCTCTTCTATATGGGTCATGCTTTTCAATAATGCACCCCGGAAACATAGCTTCTATCTCGTCGATCAAATCTTTCTGAAAATCACTCTCTTTTTTCATGGTTCACCTCACAAATAAAAAGAAGGCTGAAAAGCGCCTTTATGGCACATTCTCAGTCTTCTCCTCCTATAAAAGGGTGTGTGAATTTTGCGAATCAAAAAATAAGAGAGATTGTCTATTAGTTAACTTCTTCGTCAGCCACCTCTATCACAATGTCCTCTTTGAGTGACATCAACGCTACGATAGCATCGCCGAGCACCTGAATCAGACCGAGTGTCTCATCCGACACCTTGTCCAGCTCTTCTTTTGTGCTCCCGCCAAGTTCGACGGACAAATCGTCATACATTCTCTTGATGGCGTTACCGCTTCTTTTAGCGTCTTCCACCGTTAGTATCGTCTTTTTCATCCTAAACTCCTCTCTAACTCCTCTCTTAATCGTCCAAAATTCCTAAAAATAGCCAATTTTTACTAAAAATGGCCAAAAATGACAAATGGACGGAAAAAGTGGCCAATTGGCCACTTTCATTTTAAAAGTGGCCACGCTCAACCCCAGTAATTACAAGGGTTTCAGGCTTGCTGGCCACTTTGGCCACTTTTTTTGCCCTATTTATATAAAATTAAATTTTTCTTTTTCCCATTATATGGTTAAAAAAGTGGGCAAAGTGGCCAGAGACCCTCAAAACGTTGAAATTTCAAGGGTTTCAGCTGGCCACTTTTGTTTTTAAAAGTGGCCAATTGGCCACTTTTTTTGGCCAGCGGCCACTTTTCTTAATTTTCACAAACCTCGTCAGCATACATCAAAACGAAGTCTGTATCACTATTGTACGAAAAATATAGCGGTTTCAGCCCCATTTCTTCCGGGAAGTGAGCTACTATGTGATCGTCGTACTCATCATACCGTGCAACCTGCATCGCATACCCAAGGAACAGCTTCGTAAAGCCGGCTCTATGGACACCCACGTAAAGCATCTTTTCAAACTGGTCATCATTAATCATCGTTTCCGCTTTTATCTGTCTGTTCCTCGGCTTCGATTTGAACGGTATCTTCTGTTTCCTCATCTTCATCCTCCTCAGCCCAATAAAATTCATCAAAGAGCGATCTCGAGTCCGTGAATATAATACTGGTAGGCTTGACCTGCTCGACGACACCATCCTCGTACTCCACAAGCGCAAGTATTTGTGTCATATTAGGCGATTTAAGCTCTATCCAGCCATGAAAGATTGCCTTTTTAGGACCGTTCTTGAATGACTTCTTCGAAATATAGCAAGGTCTTAACCCATCGGCACGACTTCTATCAGGCTTTACAAGCTTAACTATCCCCGATTCAAGCCTCGAGATGGACTGCCAAATATACTTGTTGTCGCTCGTATGGTCATCAAGCCTTTTAAGAGACCGTCCTATGTCTCTAAGCTCGTCCACCATCCTGTCCTCTGCTGTTTTCGGCATCTGCAAATATCCTCCCCTCTGCATACTTTCTTATGTTGAAGTTCTGCTTCCGCATCAGAGCTCTCTCAATTGCCATATCAATGTCGCTTCTGGACTTCAGATGGTAGTAGTACAGATCTGTGTAAGGCGTATTCCTACGATCTATCCGTCCCGAAGCTTGTTTCGTCGCACGGTAACTGTAGTTCTGACTGAAAAATATGGTTGTATCGGTCGTTATGCAGTTCCAGCCTTCAGAACCTGCTGTGTATTGAACCAGATATGCCCAAGCCTCACCGCTAGGAACAGGTTCATGCTTATGACCATTCCATTCCCCAAATATCCAGTTCATCTCCTCAAGAAGCGCTCTTAACCCCTCGAGTTCATAGTCGAAGTTGTAAAATATAACAGCCTTCTTCCTCTCAAGAAGTATCTCCCGAACAGCCTCATATCTCGAAGGATCGTCGTTCACAATATGCCTAAGCACATAACACAACTCCCCAGCGTTCTGAATAGGCTCCAGAACGCCGTTATTTGCCCTGTAAGGGTTGAATTGAGTGCGTTTGACCATTTTATACTTCTCTTTGTCAAAGTCCGTAAAAACGTCAATTTTATGCTTTTCTGCAAGGTTTTTGTAATCCATATCTACAAGGATCATTTTCCTGAGTTTTATAAGTTTTCCCTCGTTGAAATATCGCTGGACCTTAGGGAACTTTACTCTTGGAGCATAGATGACATGTTGCTGTACGAAGTCGGTTTTATGACGGTAGAAGCCGTTTGCTATGAACACGGGTACATAATCCATCCAGGTATCACCCGGTGTCGCGCTAAGCAGTATCCATTCGTTCGAACGAGTTATGTGTATGAACGACTTAGACCATTCGCCGTAGCCAACCACTCTCTGCTCATCGAATATGAAGAAAGCGTCCTTTACACCTAGGTACTTCTTTATGTTATTCCACGAGTCGATCGTAACCGTACACGCATAACCACTCTTCTCAGGATCCGTAGACAAATTAAAGGGAGTGAGTTCTTCTTCCCACTCCCCTTTGTCTCTCTTCTGAGCTGTCGTTATTATGTACAAGTCTTTCGGCCATATCATCTTACTGTCTTCTACGCCTAGCATTCCTCCGTTTTGTGTGAAGTAATATGCGAGAGCCGTTCTCGATTTACCCGATCCAACACCACCACAAAGGATGCTCCCGGTCCTAAGGCGTCTGACTGCATCTATCTGGTAATCATCTAGTTTGACCATCTGTCTTGTTTGACCAGCATTCTTGACCGGGCTTATGCATCTCGCGATAGTTTCTCTGGTGCTTCAGAATATCCCTGATCTCTTCAAGGACTTTCCTGTTCTCTCTGATTTCGTCCCTTATTACTACAAGTATGTTTTCCATGGTGTTTCCTCCTATGTCTAAATATAAGCGGGCTGTTTCCTTGTTTTGTTTGATAAGTATATTTTGAAGAAAGGAGCATTCGAGGACATTTGACCAAACCGTCCAGCTCGGCACCCGCTAAATATAACTACATGAACGGGTTGTAATCGAGGTCGTCATCCACCGGTTCTGCAGTGGCGTTCATATATCTACCGTATCTCTCCTCGTATGGGTTAGGTTCTGCAACCGCCCACATTGTGGCAAGGAATGCTTTGATACGCTCTGTTCCGTTGTCATCCCATCTTCTTGGGCTAAGCTCTACAGAGATATCATGCAGGGTAAGGCTGTCGATAGCCGGCATCATCTCTTCAGAATATAAGGTGTCTCTGCCCTTACCTTCCACGATGATGTGTACATCAGGCGGGAAGTTGTTGAATCTTGCTTCTACTGACAGATATACTCTCTGTGTATCGTAGTCATATGCAGCGCCTGGAATATAAGGATGCGAACCCTGTACTCCTTTTTCACTTACTCTGATATTCCATCCTTCTTCGAACATCTGATCACATGCAAGTGCCACATCATCCTGGAACTCAGCTCTGTAATTCTTGAACGCGATGGCGAATGTCATAACACCGCCCTTTTTGTTTACTTCGGTAGGTCTGCCTGAGAGATTTCTGAATATAAGTTCGTTATCCTCAAGTTCTGTGATCATCAGGCATTCTCTTCTTCTCTGCTTGTTATAAACTTTCTGAATCTTCATTGTTTTTCTCCTTCATAAGTTCTTCTTGTCTTTCAATTACCATCTGTGCAAAAGATTTCGACGTCTCCGTACTTTCCGATCTCTGCGCGAGCGTCTTCCACGAGTTTCTCGTAGTAAGACCTATCAATATCAGACTCGCGCCCAAGACCTTTAACCACTTCGGCTTCCTGCCAGAAATATCCCTTGGTACCGGTAGCGGCGTAATACTTTCCGTCTTTTTCACGATATAGCCGTCCTCCACACGTGTCAGGTTTAACTGGGCAGAATAGACCAACTTTACCAACGAATCGTTTCTTTTCTTCCTCATTTTCTCCTCCAAAGTCTAAATACAGCGCCGTGGTAACTGCCTTCGTTTCGCAAAGGTCTGCAAATGTGATTGGCTTTTTGGCAAACAGGGTTTTGAATACATAAGGAATCTGGAATTGCGTTCCTGTCGCAGTCCAAGCTGTTTGCACCTTTTCACCTGTTGACAGCTTGAATTCATGTTCACCATCTGCATATTTGGCAATATAGACGGCGTCGTTGACGAGGCACATACGATCGTACGTAGCTTCGTGCTCAAACGTGTAACCGTACTTTTTACCGAATTCCATAACGAAATCAATGATTTCTTGATCCGCGTCAGGAATCTTGATACTATCAGTCTTAATGTGTGCCACAACATAACCCTTCTCCTGTACTGCATGCTTAAGATCCACCATAAATAAAGCCCCGCGTTTAGCAACGATGTTGTCGATGTTACGGGGGTCTTTGAATGGGTTGTCGAATGATGCTGCTGTTAAACCATACACAGAGTTTATCGCTATCTTAAGCGCCTGAGCAAGGTCTTTCGCCGCTGATTCATCCTCAAGGTATTTGGCTAATTTACCACCCAGCATTTTACGGGCTTTGTCGAATTCGCTGTGCTTAATGCAGATACGTGCGTCACGTATATCCTGGAACCTTCTGGTGTATTCTTTACCAAATAGCTGCTCCTGTATAATACTTGTTGGGTGCATCGAAGCAATGTCGAGAAGCGCGACGTTGTAGTAGATTCCAGGTTCTGCGTATACATAGCCTCCTTCTCCAACGACTTCTCCTCGATATGTTGACTCTCTTTTGTATTTGTCATAAACATACCCCCGAAAATATGGCTTTCCTTTCACGGCATCTCCAAGCTTACGGTAGTTGAATTGATCCTGTGGGTGCCTGTTACCCTCAAATATAATTTTGGTTGTGAGGCTGTTTGTCGTATCGTTGACCGTGCCACCAGCCACGTCTGCTAATATCCTTCTCGCCGTCCAGTCAGCCTTTCTGGCGTTGAATACAGCTTCTGTGGCAATAACATCGTTATCGCAATACTCCGCAACCTCTTCCCACTTCTCTTCAGGCACCGGCTCATCCCAAGGCAGGCCAAGTTCCTTGTGGTGGATGCCGAGCTCTATCTCGAATTTCTTAAGACTCTGCTTCTTGGAGCTGAAGTCATAGACATCCGTATAGCTTATGTTGTAAGCTTCTCTGAAAAATGCATTCTTGTCTCCATTTATGATACGTTGTGACAGGTCATACAGCTGCAGATTGTCGTATCCCAGTATTCTGCCATAGAGAATATGATTGTCGTAGCGCCTGCAGTTGAATCCTACAAGATTGAATTCGAGGAGCTTCTCTATTTGGTCAGGTGTCGGGTTTATCAGTCTTATGACCTTTCTGCCTTCTCCCTCACCCTTATAGTTCACAAGGAACAGATTCGGGAATACCTCGACATCGTAGAATACAAGACTGCCATCATTTGGTGTAATTTTGATTTTTGTTACTTCTGCATCCTCCAAAATATCTTCCTTGTCCGGATAGCAGAACTTCATCTTCGTTACAAGTTTGATACAATAGTCAGCTTGATGAGTACTGCCGGCAGCGAATGCAAATATAGCAGCCTTCATGTCTGTTACATCGTATTCAAGCTTGTCCTCATATGCGTCCTCAAGTATCTTGTATATGAAGTCGATCGAAGGCTTGGTTCCGGGGTGTATCTCTTTCCTGAGATTACGCTCTATCAAGTCTCTGAGAGACTTCTCGCTCTTCAGTTTCTCTTTGTTGATCATCGGTTTTTCTCCCTTCAAAGGAAGACCCGAGTTAATGGTAGCGATCTTAAGACCGTTGCACCTTGTGAGCTTTCGTCTAAGCGAGCTGTTACCAGTGAATACCTTAATCTCGACATTCTCCGAATACAGCCGCTCGAGTTTGGTGCTATCACCTCCGTAAATATAATGAAGGTGAATACCCTTTCCGCTCTTACTTAGTTCTGCATATGTCGGTGGCCACTTACTCGCTGCCTCAAGGTTCTTCTCGAACGACTTCTCCCCATTCTCATCCTGGATATCGAAGTCGATGACGATGTGTTCCTTTGGTAGTTTGACATAGTGCAGTTCAGAAGTGTCGAGATCAGACAAGGTCGTAGTCACTTCACTCCACTTCACTTTAGGCGTTCCTTTGTCGTTGGCATATTGCGCGGGATAGGACGCAGCCTCTTCATCAAATATGGACTTACGCTTATTGAACTGGATCGTACGAGTACTTTCTTCGTTCAAGACGTTATCCTTGGTGATGTCGAATTTGTCGGTCCTAAACCCGGAATATACGTTTCTTAGTCTTTCTCCATTATCAACTGTTACTCTCTCCTTAAAGTCCCAAAAATAATTCTTCAGTTCTTCCTTAAACACCCTCTTCGAAAGAGGATATGGCACCTTTGCTTCGTTGCAATATGTCTGATACATCTCCCAAGCCTGAGCGAGAGTTGTCCTATCGTTCGACTTGAATATAAGAAAGCTGTCAGACACAAAGTTGTAGAAGTCATTCGAGGCGCTCATCATGCTCACAGGAATATAGTCGTCGTATAGCCCCGGATTTGACTCGTACACCTCTTTGCAATGCCATGCGATGGCCCCAAGCTCGAAGTCAATACGCGATACAAGCTGGTTGTATTCTTTCTTGGGCACCTTTTTGCCAGTCGGTGATACGTCTATCAGCCTTCGTAGCAAACCCGACTTAGCATCAGTGATTTTAACCGGCTTGTTGGTACCCATGAATAAGAATGTGCGAAACCTGTTCGTATACTGCGACTTGAACTTCTCATTGACCGTCATAAGTTCGTGAGATACAAGGCTGTTAAGTCTCGTATTATCCTCGATCCGCGACAAATCTCCGTCATGTTGAATCGCAACAAGCGGATTAGACTTGAATGACTCAAGAGCGAATTGAGCATTAGCGCTACCAAGAGCTTTGGCATCGAACGTTGAGTAATATCCATCAAAGAGTTTTTGTATGATGTTGAGAACAGTCGACTTACCGGTTCCTGCTTCACCATACAAGACTATGAATTTCTGAATATCTTTTGAGTCACCATTAATGATCGAGCCAATAGCCCACTCTAGCTTCTGTTTTTCCTCAGGAGAATATAAAACAGAGACCAGTGACTCGTAAGCACTTATATCTCCGTTCTCCAAAGGATAGGTTAAAGTCCTCGTAGCATAAGAATCCTTTCCCACGTTATCATTGGAGAAATATACAACGGAGTCGAGGTCGTGGTAGTTGTCCCGCGATTGTCTTTGACAATACTTATGCCATCTTTCGATGGAGCCGCTATCAGAGTCCCACATATGCAGAACTCGTACTCTTGTTGCATCTCCCGACTCGAGTATTTTAGCTTTATTATTATCTGCATAAGTATCCAGCTCCTTATCTACAAGCCGTATCAGATCCTGTTCATCCGTAGACCAGAACCCGGTATCGGCGTCCCATACTGCATAGAAGTCCCCGCCTCTTATCATGAGGTCCTTAGAACGATTGTTGATAATGAATTTAGGGTAGATCTCAACGACACTTTTTGCCGTTCTTGTCGACACCATGAGAAAATCCAGCATCGTTTACTCCCCCTCCT